ACTTAGGCTTCGAACCTGTACAAACCTCAGTCGGTAAGCTCGGCGGACTGGGGTTATTCGGTCGATCCGACAACGCTTGTTCAATGCTGGATCGAAGGCAGGAAGCTCTTTGTCCCTTACGAAGCCTGGATGGTCGGCTGTGAGATTGCCGACACACCAGAACTTTTCCTTACTGTGCCTGAAGCCGAGCGCTGGCCGATTGTGGCGGACTCTGCGAGGCCTGAAACCATCAGCCACATGCGAAAGAACGGCTTTCCGAAGATCATGCCCGCGGTTAAAGGTCCGAGGTCGATTGAGGAAGGCATTGAGTTCTTAAAGTCGTTTGACATCATCGTGCACCCCAGATGCGTTCATCTGATCGATGAGTTGAACGCTTATTCGTACAAGCGCGACAAGCTCACAGGGAAGGTTCTGCCGATCCTCGAGGACAAGGCGAACAACCTGATCGACGCTCTGAGGTACGCATGTGAAGGCGCAAGAAGGGTGAGAAAGGAACTGAAGGAGCAAAAGAAAACATCGGCGCCAGTCATTCAAGCCGGCGCTCAGTCTTGGATGGGATAAGGAGAACTGAATGACAATGGATCGTTACGCAACTGTCCACAATGCGATGCAAGGTAAGACGCAGAAGGTTGCGTACACCGGCACTGCTGGCACGATTGCCAATCCGCTTCCTCCTGGGACGGCCGGGGTTCGTGTTCTTTGCACGACTACCGCTTATGTGCGTGTGGGCTGGGGCTCAGTTGCAGCTACGGCTGCGGACATTGTTTGCCAGGCGAACGTGCAGATCGACATCCCGCTCAATCGGCCTGGAAACAATGACTCTGCTGCCAACGTAGCGGCTGGGGCGTTCGTGTCCGCGATTCAGGATGCGACAGGCGGCAATCTGATCGTCACTCCGCTGGCTGACTAGTGGCCGTAGAACGTGACCTGACGGTTGAAAAGCCGTCGAGGTCTCCAACGCCCGAGCCGCGGGAAGGTACGGACGACTTCCTCCAGACTGCGAGGGAGCGTTTCAATCGGGCGAAGGAGCAGGAAAAGGACAACCGGGATAGAGCGTTAGATGCTCTGAGATTCCGTGATCTCGAGCAATGGCCTGCGACGGTCAAGAACTCGCGTGAGACAGACCCTGAAGGTTCCAGGCCCTGCTTAGTTGCTGACAAGCTCAATCAGTACGTCCATCAGGTCGTAAACGATGGCAGGCAGGCGCCTGTTTCTATCAAGGTCAGGCCTGTAGACGACGATGCGGACAAGGACGTAGCCGAGGTTTTCGACGGGATCATCAAGCACATCGAGGATTCATCCAGGGCGAGCGTTGCTTATGACAGTGGCTTAGAACAGGCGGTTGACGGAGGGTTCGGTTACTGGCGTGTTGTGACCGAGTACGTCGATGAGATGTCCTTTGAGCAGGACATCAGGATCAGGCGGATCAGGAACAGGTTTTCCGTTTACCTGGACCCGGACCATCAGCAACCCGATGGGAGCGATGCGAAGTGGGCATTCGTTCTCGATCGCATGCCAAGGGCTGAGTTCAAGCGTCAATGGCCGGACAAAGACCCGCTTGAGTGGGAGACGGATGGAAAGGTCTATGACGGCTGGGTGTTCAAAGACGACATCATCGTTGCAGAGTATTTCAGGATCGAATACGAGCAGGCGACGATCTGCTTGTGGGAAGACGGAGCGGTAACGGTAGAGGGCTCGCCGGAGGATGAGCGCTACAACTCGAGCCAAGTCAGGAAGATCACGGAGAGAAAGACCCGTATCCCGCGGGTCAAGTGGTCGAAGATCACGGCTAAGGACGAGCTGGACTCTAGAGACTGGCTTGGGAAATACATCCCAATCGTCAAGGTCACCGGGAATGAGCTGGACATCGAAGGCAAGCTGAAGCTTTCGGGTCTCATCTTCCCTGCGATGGACTCGCAGAGGATTCACAACTACTCGCTGTCGGCCTTTGTCGAGCAGATCGCCCTTGCCCCGAGGGCGCCGTTCATTGCTGCTGCTGGGCAGTTGGAAGGCTTTGAAGACGACTGGAAGCAGGCCAATCGCAGAAATATCTCAGTCCTTCAATACAAGCCCGTAGACGAGGGTGGGACGCTTGTACCTCCTCCTGTGAGGCAGCCGCCTCCTGGTGTGCCTCTTGGCTGGCAGGCCGTCCTGGCGGACACAGAGCACAACATCGAAGCCTCGATGGGGATGTACAAGGCTTCGGTCGGTGCTCCGTCGAACGAGAAGTCAGGGATTGCGATTCAGCGAAGAGAACTGCAGTCCGACACGGCTACTTTCCATTATCTCGGCAATCGTGCGATCTCGGTTGGGCATACGGGAAGGATTCTCGTTGACCTGATCCCGAAGATTTACGACACGCAGAGGGTTGCGAGGATTCTTGGGGATGATGGGACGCCAGACACGGTGAACCTGAATCCAGATCAGCCTGAGTCGATGCGCGAGGAGCGCGACGAACAGGGCGCGATCAAGAAAATCTACAACCTGGGGGTTGGAAGATACGACGTGACGGTGACTGTAGGACCGTCCTATTCGACCAAGCGTCAGGAGTCCGCGCAGATCATGGCGCAGATTGCCCAAGCGTGGCCTCCCTTTATGGAAAGGGCCGGGGACCTTGCTATCAGGTCTCAGGACTGGCCGGATGCCGACAAGCTTGCTGACAGGCTCAAGCTCTTCCTGCCGCCGCAAATTCAAGCGAGCGAGGATTCCCAGGAGAGCCCAGAGGTTCTACAAGCCAAGGGCATGATCGAAGCGGCGCAGAAGGATCTCGCCGGCAAGGCCCATGAACTCGCTCAGGCGCATGGAGAACTCGCCCAGGCCCAGCAGAAGGTGGGTCAAGAGGCGATGCGAATCGAGTACGAGAAGAAGGTTATGGCGATCCGCGAGCAATTCCTGCGGACTGCTTACGCGGCAAAAGAAAAGGCCGACACGGCAGAGTTCCGCGGAATGCTCGATCGCGCAATAGGAGAAGTCCAAGCCCTAATTGCCGAGAACGACTTGAGGATGAGAGAGGCTGCAGTAGCAGGGGCGACCGATGCGGTTCGGGTTCTTGCCAAGCAGCTAGACGAACGAGTTTTAGAGATCAGCAACAAACTCAGCACGTTTGAGGTTGCTGCTGAAAACACCCAATCGGGAGGGGTTCCCGAACAACAGTAAGAGGTCAGGATGGCCGAGGAAAGCGCAGCGTCTGCGGAAGACGTACAACAGCAACAAGAAACTTCGACGACGGAAGGAACGGTCGAGCCCGAAAGTAAAGAAGCCGAGGCGGGCGCGGCTAAACCTGATGACAACGACAGACCCGTAACCCACAAGGATCTGAAGCGCGTCCTGCGGTCCAAGGACCATTGGAAAGAGCGCGCCTTGCGGCTAGAGGGCCAACTGTCTGTCAGGGAGAAAGAGCGAGAGACGCCAGTCCGGAAGGAAGAACCTAGGGCACCGAAGAGAGAGGAATTTGAAGACTACGAATCCTATCTCGAGGCACATGCCACATTTACTGCGGAGCAGAAAGCAGCCCACATCGTTGAAGAGCGCCTGAAAGCGCGCGACGAGCGGGAATCCAAGGCGAAGGCCGAGGAAGCCGATAAGCAGCTCACGCAAGACTGGGAAGCTTCCAAGGCCAAGGCGAGGCAGAAATACGCTGACTACGATGAGGTTACGCAGGCGGAAGAGTTCAATCCGACTCCTGCGATGGCACGGGCAATGCTCGAGTCTGACCTGAAAGCGGAAATCGCGTACTACCTAGCCAGCAATCCGGAAGAACAGGAGCGCATCTCGAAACTCAGCCCCCTGCGTCAGGCAGCGGAGGTGATTAAGCTGGAAGACAAGATTTCAGCCAAACCACCCGCAAAGAAGCCCTCTAAAGCCCCTGCACCTATAGACCCTGTTGGTGGGAAGTCCGGAGGAGATACACGACTCCGCGATGACCTGCCGATTGATGAGTGGGTTAAGCAGAGAAACAAGCAGTTGTATGGCTAGAGGGGAATAACAACACCTTCTAACGGGAGTTTCTAGTGGCTAACTCACTCCTTTCCCCTACCATCATCACGCGGGAAGCGCTCCGTGTGCTGCATGGAAACCTGGCGTTCTTGAAGAATGTCAACAAGGACTATGACTCGAAGTTCGCGCAATCGGGTGCGAAGATCGGCTCGAGCCTCACGGTTCGTAAGCCGAACAAGTACACCGTTCGCACCGGACGAGTCATGTCCGTCCAAGATCAGAGCGAGCAATCCTTGACCCTGAGCGTATCGACCCAGAAAGGTGTCGATATGAACTTCACGGGCCAAGAACTTGCGCTGACCATCGACGAGTTCTCCAAGCGCTACATTCAGCCGGCGATGTCGGTTCTTGCTGCTCAGATCGACGCTGATGCTCTGTCCATGACCAAGGATGTCTACAACACGGTCGGGACTCCTGGGACGACCCCCGCGAGCTTCCAGGTTTGGGCCGATGCGATGGCGCGACTGGACGACTATCTGGCGCCTCGAGACCCGATGCGGCAGGCGATTCTCTCGCCCGCGGCGATGGCTCGTACCGTCGATGGCCTGAAGGGCCTTCTGGTGCCTGGCGACAAGATCGGAGATCAGTACCGCAACGGCATCATGTCCAACTCCTCGGTCGGCCTGAAGTGGGGCATCGACCAGAACGTGATTAACCTCACGATGGGCACCCGCTCGGGAACGACTCTGGTTACTGACCCGTCAGCGCTTCTGGCGACTGGGGCCACCCAGGTCACGGTGGACGGCTTTGCCGGCGCGACCGATACGGTGAAACAGGGTGAAGTCTTCACCATCGGCTCGGTCTATGCGGTGAATTCCGAAACCAAGGCCACGCAGACCTTCCTGCAGCAGTTCACGGTCACGGCGGATGCTACCGCAGCGAGTAACAAGGCAACCCTGTCGATCAGCCCGACGATGTACAGCTCGGGTGCGCTGCAGAACGTCTCCGCGCTGCCTGCGGATAACGCAGCGGTCACTTTCTTCGGGACGACCAGCACCAATGTCTACCCGCAGAACCTGATCTATCACCGTGACGCCTTCACGTTCGCAACGGCTGACCTTCCGATGCCTCGTAACCCGGCGATCTTTGCCGCGCGAGAGGTAATGGATGGGATCTCGATGCGCGTGTGGCAGGGCGACGACATCATCAACGATCAGTTCCCGTGTCGCGTTGATGTGTTGTACGGCTACAAAACCGTGTACCCGGAGCTTGCCTGCCGGGTCTGGGGCTAAGAGGAGATCGATATGGCTACTTATCAAGAACTGACGGACGGCCGCAGCGACGGCGCGCTGGTTGGGCAAAGCTCGACCGACAAGATTGGCTTTTATGGCACCACGCCAATCGTGCAGCGCTCTGGAGCAGCCCAGGCTACGAGTCTGCTGTCCACCGCTTCATCGACCGCGATCGATACGGTTACCAAAGCCGCGATCATCGAGATCATGAACGCGTTGGCAGCGATCGGAATCTGGAAAGGTTCGGCGTAAGAAGTACGGGCGCGGCTTCGGCCGCGTCCGCTTTCGCATGAGGGTCTGTCTCTGCACTCCAACGATAACGAGACCCTACCCGCAATACTTGGACTCCCTGGAAGCCTCGACTCGACTGATGCTCGAGCGAGGCTTACCAGAGCCTCAGGTGGTCTTTGAGGTCGGAAACCCGTACATCAGCTATGCGCGGGCCTACCTCACACGCAAGGCCCTCGATGCGAAAGCGGACATCATTGTTTATCTCGATCACGACCTGTCCTGGAGGCCGCAAGACCTCCTGAAGCTGATCGAGACTGAAGGACAAGTTGTAGCCGGGATGTATCGCTACAAGAAAGATGAAGAAGAGTACATGGGGGCGATAGAGGAGGGAGAAGACCTCAAGCCCCAAGTGAGGGAAGACGGCTGCATCAAGGCCCACTCCGTTCCCGCTGGTTTTCTCAAGGTCACGCGAGATGGAATCAAGCGATTCATGCGTGGCTACCCGCAGCTTGTATTCGGAGACCCGCTGAATCCCTCCGTGGACATCTTCAACCACGGAGTCATGGATGGGTGCTGGTTCGGGGAGGACATGGCGTTCTGCAGGCGGTGGAAGGCTATCGGAGGGGAAATCTGGGTCGTTCCTGACCTTTCGATCACGCACCACGCCGACCTGAAACCGTTCCCCGGAAATTTCCATGAGTTCATGCTCAGACAACCAGGAGGAAGCGAGTACGAAAGTCCTACATGCGGGTTGCGGGGGTGAGACGTTACCGGATTTCGTCTCCTTCCCGAATATGCAGGAAATCCGGCTTGACATAGACGCGAAGCACAAACCGGACATCGTTGCGAGCATCACCAATATGGGCGATGTGGGGCCGTTTGACGCGGCCTACTGCTCGCACTGTCTCGAGCATCTATACCCACATGACGTGCCGGTTGCCTTGTATGAATTCAATCGAGTTCTGCGGCCAGGAGGAACGGTTGTTCTGATCGTTCCTGATCTGGAGGGGTTGGAGGTTTCGGATCGCGTGTTGTACGTGACCGATACCGGAATGGAAGTTACCGCTTTCGATATGTTCTACGGGCACAGGCGTTTGATAGGCGCAAATCCTTACATGGCGCATCACAGCGGATTTACCGCTCCACTTTTGGAGCAGGCCATGAAGGAAGCTGGATTTGAATCTGTTCGCATCAAGCACGCTGAAAAGCATCACTTAATCGCAGTTGGCACAAAAGCTACGGAGACTGCCTGAGTGTTTATCGGAATCCCGACGTACAACGGCTATATCCATTTCGAGGCTGTAAAGGGTTTGATGAACGCGGCCCTTTTAGCTGGAAAGCACAGCATGAGCTTGGCCGCGGAGATCATCCCGCACGACGCCTTCGTGGGGAAGGCACGAGACCTGATTGCCCATCGGTTCCTGAAGAGCGGGTTCCAGGAGCTAGTTTTTATCGACGCAGACATCGGCTTCAATGTCGCTGGCCTTGTGGCTCTGGCGAAAGCCGACGTTGACGTGGCAATGGGCCTCTACCGGATGAAGGAGAAGGGGCCTCATTCGAGATTCCCGGCGTTGATGTGCAATCCGCTTGAAGTGAATGAGAAGGACGAGAACTTGGTGCGGCTCGAGTACGGGCCTGCCGGGTTTATGAAGGTCCGGCGTCATGTTTTCGAGCAGATGATAGAGAAGTGGCCCGATGATTGGTTCTCGGATTCCAAGAACGGAAAGATTTACGACTTCTTTCCTTGTGGGCGATTCGGGAATGAGTTCATCGGGGAAGACATCAGCTTTTGCAACAGACTGAAGCAGCTTGGCATCCCGATTTGGGGTGTTCAGGGAATCCAGCTCGATCACTTTGGCGAAAACGCATGGGGCGCGGAATGGAGAGTGCTGCAGCCCAAAGACAACGTTTCCCAGGCCGCATAGGAGAGTACATGGGAAAGCATTGGATGTATCACGACGAACACGACCCGCAGATTTTCGAGACCTCGCAGCTTAAAGCAGCGGAGAAAAAGGGGTGGGTAGACACGCCTGCCAAGCTGACCGTTGAAAAGGACAACACGACTCCCCGGATTGAGTATGTCGGGCCAGATCCTTTCGAGGGACAGTCGGATGACGAGCTGAGAG